ACCTTCAGAAGTAGTAATGGCTAGTCATTCAATACCAACAAAAGCAGTAGATATTGAACATAAAGAGGATCAAGTCATAGGACATATATATAAACATACTTTTTTGGATTCTGAATATAAAGAGTGTCCTTATGATACACTAGCTTCTATGCCTACAGATCAACTAGATGGTACACCCATTCATGTGGAAATTGCAAGTGTAGTATATAAAGATAGATTTCCTGAGATTTCCAAACAAATAGAAGATAAAAAATGGAAAGTATCCATGGAGGCTTACTATAAAGATTTTGATATTAAAGTGGGTGACTTGTTATTTTCAAAGAATGAAGCAAAGGCTTTGGGTTTAGATGTAGATCAAGATGCTACTTTTTTTAATACGATAGTTAAAGTAGTGGAACAAGGGGCTGTTTTGGTTGAAGATTACCCAGCAAAGGTATTACGAGGCATTCATTTTTCAGGGGTTGGTATTGTGGAAAACCCAGCCAACCCACCAAGCGTTATATTGGAGACCTCTTCCGATACAAAAACAATAATTTTTGATAAGGAAAAAATATCAAGAAATACAAATAATAATGTAACTACTGTGAATATAGAAGGAAATAACATTGAAGTTACTGACTCTTGTAAGGAATCTTCTGAACTAGTGTATAAAGATACAGTAGGTATTTGTGTTAATTATAAGAAAGAGTATCTTTCAGATAGTCCTAAGGATCAGGACACAAAGGTCTTACACACAGACTGGTGTACGGCTTTTGATACTCAATGTACCTCTTTTGGTCATGACGCTACTGATCCAAGTTGTTTGAGGAATCAAGCAAAAGTAGTAGCTGGAGTTTTAGCAAGTGTGTACGAGCCGCCTGTTACTAAAAAACGGCTTAAATTAAATAAGTTAATTGAAAAAATTAACAAATTGTATAAAAAATAACGTTGGGAGGATATCATGCCAGGACAACCTTTGACAGGCGAACGTGCTAGCACGCCTAAATTTGTAGAGCTTGTAGCTCAAGACAATGGAAGTGTTTTATCAAAAAAGATGGGTAATGGACACATAACTCGGTATTTGTGGGCAGAGACCGTAACTGTTTCTGGAACTGAGTACACCATTGCCAGTGGTATTTCATATAATGGAAAAGCATTTGCTACTTATGCTAATGTTGTGGTAACTCCAAGGGAGTTGGTTACCGACAATTATTATGTCGATTACAACACCACTACTAACGTAGTTAAGCTTGTATCCAGTGGTTCTATTAATGCAGATTTTAATATTCAAATTGTATTAGCCTAACTTTGGTTAGGTTCTACATAGCACAGAAAATGTGCAGGTAACGGAAAAGGTTTTAATTAGGTTGGTATATTTATTTTTTTAGTCAACATAGGAGGCTATAATGGATGAAAAATTAAGAGCCGATATTGAGGAGATTGTCAAATCAATATTTGCTAATCGTGAAGAGAGTGATCAGCGTGCAGCTCTTGAGCAGACTCTGGAGAAGTCAGCTAAGGTTATTGAAGACCTTACTGATGAACTGGCGGCTGTGAAAGAAGAGTTGGCTACGTCTAAAGAAACTGCTTCTCGTGCAAACGAGGATCTTGTTTCTAAGTTAGCTGCGTCTGAAGATAGTATTGAAAAGAAAGACATTGAAATTACAGCTCTTACAGAGAAGTTTACTGCTTCAGAAAGCAAGATAGAGGAATTAACAAAAGAAAAAGCTGAGCTTGCTTCTCAGCTGGAAAATATTAAACTTGACCAGTTAGTTGCTTCAAGAATGGCTGAGTTGGTAGAGATGAAGATTGCTCGTAAAGATCAGGACGTTCAGTCCAGTAAAGTAAGAGCAATGTCTGATGAAGAATTTGAGGCTTATAAAGCAGAGCTTGTAGATGTTCGTAACTCTATTATGGCTGAGCTAGAGACTACTACCGAAGATGGTAGTGGTTCTGTTGCCCCAGCAGCTATAGATAAAGAAAAAGCTGCAGCGGCTGCTTTGAATGTTGAAGCAAGCAAGAAAACTGTAGCCAGCGATTATGCTGCACTTGGTGTGGCTTTGGCTGAACTTATTAAAGAAAAAAGTAAATCTTAAGTAGGAGGAGAGTATGTTTATTCCTAGACATCCAGTTGTAGAAAACCAGTTCTGCAAGTTTGGAGAAACTGCGACCGCAGGTGGTGCTGGTGATGTGTTGTGCTACGCGGGGTCTGTTTTATATCTTGACTCTGCTGCTACCAACCAAGAGGCTATTGTCAAAAAGATGTCTTATGCTGCTGCAGCGGAGACTCCTTTTGGCTTTGCTATGCAAAAAGTAAAGACCGGATACCACAGTATTCATCCCGTTGGAATGATGCTTCCCGGTGACTTAGGATCCAGCGATGCAATTGCTGCGCCTAAGTACAGTTCAAGTGGTACAATTTCAGGTACCTTGGCTACTCCTATTGGTGTAGCTCATTTGGGTATTTGGGATACTGTTCACTATGTTTGTGCTCATACAGCCAACGTTGTGGCTGCTGGTGCACATATGAAGCCTGGGGATGCTTTATATCCAGCTGCTGATGAAGCTAAGGTAACAAACAGTACTACAGATGCCGACGGTAGTGATACAGCCGGTGAGAAGTGTGGTTCTGTTGTTGTTGCCCGTGTTGTTGTGGGGGCTTCCGCTGCAAAGTGTTCGGCTACTATTGCTAATACTACTCTTTATCCTATTAGGATAAAGTTGCTTATCTAAGGACATTAGGATGAAGGGGCTCTTTATATGAGCCCTTCCTAAAATAAAAAAACATTATGGAGGCTATTATTATGGAAAAAGCTGTCATGGAAAAGCTGTTTGCTAAAACAGCTGAAGTGCAAACCGCGGAAGGGCTGGCAGCCCTTAAGGAATTTGCGGCTGCACTGACTACGCCTATTCTGCAGAAAATTGAGCTTGAGTCTATTATGCGCAAGCTTTTTGCAGTTGAAAAACTTGCTCCTGGCGCACAAGCCAGCTACCCCGTCGCTATCTAATTTGGCGCCCTACATAGTAATATGTAGGTGATAAAAGGACTATATGCTGGAAACTCCCGCTAAACCTTAAGTACCACAGTGTAAAAATCTTAAGGATAGGGACAATCAGCAGGAAAGATATATTATAAATATGATTAAAGATAATAAGGATTTGTTGTATAAACTGTATGTAGAAGAAGGTAAGTCTTTAGCTACTATAGCAAGTGAATATAGTGCTTCTGTGAGTTCTGTAAGAGCTTGGTTGAAAAAAGTAGGTATTACTGTAAGACCTTCAACCCAGGATATTTATAAAGAGCTTAAAATAACAGACTTTAGTGCGTTGCAAAAAAACCTAATTGTGGGTTCTTTGCTGGGTGATGGTTCTCTTACTAAAAGTAGAGACTGCATCAGTGCCAGGTTTGTAGAAAGACACAGTGTTGACCAATTAGACTACTTACAGTGGAAGAACTCTATTCTAAAACCTTTTGTAACATCAAAACTAGTAAAAACCCCGGGAGGGGAACACATTATATCAGGTGTGCCTTGTATTGTAAAGGATAGTTATATGCTTTCTACTATAACACATCCGTACCTTACTGGTTTACATAAGATATGGTATAAAGACGGTAAGAAAGTTATACCAGGTAATTTATATAATACAATGAATGTTTTATCTTATACAGTGTGGTTCTGTGATGATGGGTGTTTTATACATAACAAAAGGCTTGGAATTTATAGGATAGATATACACAGCGAAGCATTTAGTTATAAAGAGAATGTTTTTTTGTGTAGAGATTTGTTATCCAAGTTTTTTGGTGTAGGTTTTAGAGTGAACAACAGAACTTATGTCTCAGGAAAAGCATACTACATATGTATTAGTGGTGAGGAAAATATCAGACATATAGTGTCGATATTGAAACCAGTAATTCCTGATTCAATGATGTATAAATTTAAAGATTATTTATAATATATATCCTCAACGACTACATGTTCTTCTACCAGATTGGTAGATGATATAGTCTGACCTGCACGGAAACGTGCAGAGGGTGGGTCGAAGAACCTGCCTCGCCTCGAAAGAGGTCATTAAAGTAACAGAGTGGAAGACTTCGAAGTGCCTGTCTGGGTACTTCCTGGTTTGGGTAGAGCAGCACAGAACTTTATTGAGGGTGTTGGCGAGGAAGTATTTGTACCAACATTTACAGTAAATGCTTCTGGTGATTGGAAGTTGTCTTACGCAACTGATTCGCGTATTGACATTGCTGCAAGAGTTGCGGCTCGTGTAGCAAAAGACCTTATTAACTACGAAGAAGAGTGCGGTTGGCGAGTAATTGTTCCTGCTGCTACCTCTGCTTTCTCTGGAAAAGGACTTTTAGGTTCACGTCCTGCTCCTATTTATGAGGTGGCTCCTGGTTCAACTGGTGCTGGCTACCTTTCGAAAGAACTTATTAACAAGATGATTGTTGGGTTTAAGCGTACCGGTCGTACTTTGACCGATCTCTACGTATCGCCAGAAGATGCCGCTGATATTCGTGAGTGGACCGATACAGATATTGATCCTGTAACCCGTAGAGAGATTTTCCAGGCTTCTGGAATGGGTTCTATTTGGAACGTATCTCTCCATGAAGTGCAGCACCTTGGTGCTACCGGACTTTACAACATTAACGGAAGTACATCAGAGTTTGGTAAGTTTTTGGCTGATGGAACTGATACCTACAACGCTTATACGTTGGACAACCCTAACGTAACCGCTCCAGACGGTACCATTACTACTCTTGGTGAGACTCAAATCTATGGGTTTGATATGACCGCTAACGATTCTATGGTAATGCCTATTCGGAAGGAATATGAAGCGTGGGATGACCCGACCCTTCTAAGAAGTCAGAAGGCAGGATTCTTTGGATGGACCATCTACGGTTTGGCAATTTTGGATTCACGTATGATAGGAACTGGAGTTATAGACAGATCGATCTAATTACGTATTTTTAATACCTTACGCTCTTTCTTACAACGATAGGGCGTAAGGTATTCTTTTGTTATTTTGGCTAAAGCATGAGTTTTTTGGATACTTATATAAATTATAAAACTCTGCTTTTTGTAATCCGTTCTTGGTTTTGATTT